ATTATTTCCTCATATTCCTTAAAGCTCTTTATGGTGCATTTTACGACTTTATGACTGCTGTTGGGTGGTTGGTGATCCTGTCTCTTTTTTCCACTAGGTTTACACCTTACTTTTATATGTGTTTTGTTAGATGGCTATTCCCAGATCCACCAAGTATGAGAGAAATACCACATTCAAGTATGGAACAGTATGCTAGGGATGGACTTTGTGTCAATCCCTATCAGCTTATTGGTTTCTCGCCTGATATTGTGAAAATCTTGAATATGGTGCTTCCGAGATTATGCCAGAACATGACGCATGTGGTGGGTGGAGTCCTGGTTTCTGAGGCATCAACGCTGACAGAAGATGGGGAGGAGGAGGACAAGAGGATTGCTTCAGTGAGAATGACCAAAATCGTCCCTAATTCTCGATACAAGATTGCATTGTCGAAGCTTTATTGGTTCGAGCATGGGACGGTGGAGCAGTTGATTTATGCGCATGAATATGTTTCTCAGACTGTTATACGTGTCCTCAGAGATCCCACACGAACTGTGAGTGATGTGTTAGCATATTGTGAGAGAGTGAGTAATGTGAATGTGTCAAGTGAAATGCACTACACCGTTGTTTATGGTTCCGCAATTGTCACAACACTTATTGTGGGAAACTACATAATGTTGCGTGACAGAGCTAATCAGAGCGTGCGGAATTTTCGCTTTGCCCGGGTGAGCGTTATGGCTATGGTTATCGCTTGGACGACGATGTGGGTTTGGAAGACTCTGCCTTGTCGTTATGTGTGTGTTAGACGTAATGGGGGTTTTGACACAAATCGTGAGCGAACTATGGTTCAGCGGTCGCTCGGGCCGAGTTTGAAAGGGTTGGCGCCGCCTCATCCAGATGTGCATGATCCGAGAACAATGTTGTCTGGTTGTGTGGCAAGATTTGCGAGAGCATTTGTTGTCACCGACAGACAGTTTTACTATGACATGAGAGTTTTCGTACTCAACTATGTGAAGCTTCATTTTGAGCCGATTCCTGTTGGGTATGATCTTACTTTTGAGTCATGGTTGGCTGAGACGAATTATACCGAATCACGCAAGAATGAATTGAGGCGATTGATGGATGCGCAAAACTTCATACTCAACGTCGGGGTTGATACACGCGTTAAGGGTCACATGAAACCTGAGACATACTTGAAGTATAAGCAAGCTAGAGGCATAAATAGCAGAGCGGATGCCTTTAAGTGCTTTAGTGGACCCTACTTCAAGTCAATGGAGCATATTGTCTACAGGAATGCAGCATTCATTAAGAATGTGCCGGTTTGCGAGAGACCGAGATACATCGTGGAGAGATTAGGATGTCTGCAGGGTTATGTGATCGAAACCGACTATTCCCATTTTGAATCGCACTTTGCTCCGATTGTACTCAGATCGGTGGAACTTGTTTTGTACAGGTATTTGCTTTCCAATTATCCATCGATTTATCGGATTATTGCAAAGGCCCTTTCGGGTCTAAATAAGTGCGAGTTTGAAAGTTTCCGCATTGATGTAGTCGGGAAACGCATGTCTGGCGAAATGTGCACTTCACTTGGCAACGGGTTTACTAATCTGATGCTGATGAAGTACATGTGCCACATCAGAAATGGGTCTTGCAGAGGAATAGTGGAGGGAGACGACGGATTATTTGTTAATTCCGTCAAGTTGACCTCTGAAGACTTTGCAAAAGTGGGATGGGAGATAAAACTAAAGGAGGTGAACAATTTGTTGCAGGCTTCATTTTGTGGTATTGTTATGTCTCCCTCACTTCACCCTCTCGCCGACCCCAGAAAGGTCCTTTTGAACTTTGGATGGACTCACAGTCCTCTAAGGCATGGCGGAAGAAAGGTCCTTATGGGGTTGCTCCGTGCGAAAGCACTGTCTCTCGCCTATGAGCATCCAAACTGCCCGATCCTTTTTGCTTTGGCGAAGAGGTTTATTGACTTGACAGAAGGTTATCAAGCCAGATGGGATGCAAATTGGTATGAGAGACAAACACAAATGGAAGTGGTCCAATTTGAAAGCCAAACTCGGTTACGGCTGACACTTGGGCCGGACAAAAATGACCGGGATACGTTTGATCATGAGTATTCGGTAACACCTTGTCGTCAGGTGGAAATTGAGGATTATATTCTCAAACATGGTTTCGATGAACTCGATAGTCCTTTGTTACTAGAGTTGTTTGATTCCCGAGACTATGACGATGCTCGTGATTATTACGATCGCTTCACCGGACGTTGTCTGAAGTAATCACTTCTGGTTCGACCTGAAATGTCGTTAAACTTACTCTGCGGTGTGCAGATCACCATGGGGTTTCCCGTTGCCATTGTTCGTATTGAATCAGTGATCATTCGTTTTGGGTGGTTACTAAGCTCAATTCACCTTCCTCATATGGACACTGACTTGCTGTTCCAGGTTATGTGTGTTACCATTTTCAGAGAAGGCATTTGTTCTACCTTGTGTTGGTTGGGATGCAAAAGTCGATGCTAAGTTGATGTATGGGATGACTTATTTGACATTGTCATGGCCTTTGGCGGTCGCCCATGCACCTTGGCTGCCCTTTAATTGGGTGATGATTGCATTTGGCTTGAACACGAGGATCTTGGATGTTTTGAGTTTTAAGATGCGAATTATGGTGGACCAAAACGCTTGTCGTGCTAAACAAAATGCCGAGAGACTGCACGGATCCAAATTTCGGGAGATGAACAGTCCTGTTGCTCAACAGTATCCCATATCTGAGCATTGTGCTGTGACTTTGAACTCCACGCAATGAATGCAAAGAATAAGAAGAAACAGAAGAACAAGGGCACCAAGCTGGTTGTTCCAGCTGCCATGTCACGCAAAACAAAACAAAAAGCACCAGTTGTTTCAAGTCCTGGACCTGGAGTTGTTCGTGTTAGGCACCGAGAGTTGATTGATGGTGTCAGTGCGACAACCACAGGTTCATGGTCTCTGTGTAATCCGGGTACCTTTTCTATAAATCCCGGTATTCAGACTTTTACATATTGGCTG